GGGTGCTGCGGGCGCTGGTGGGCCTTGCGTGGAAGCGGCCGTCGGACGGTTTTGCATTCTCTCGTCTCAGTCGTGGTCTCCCGCCAGCTCCGAAGGGAGCTGTCGGGCCGGCCGTGGCTGAGTTGAGAGCGGTGCAAACAACAAAGTGCCTCACATCGGATGAGTCTGTTGCTGCGATCACTGGTCACGTGATTTCTGCCCTGCAGAAATCGCCGCGCAGTGTTCACACTCCAGATTCGATCCCCAGATCCAACTCCAGCTGCTTCGAGTGTAGAGGCACTCGTGGCGGCGTGACAGGATACCTTGAGGAAGCAGCTAGGGCCTACCTTCACGGTAGGTTTGGGTGCAAGTCTTGGTTCCGGTTTCCGTGCGGGGGGATGCACTCGATTGGTGAGCTTAACGCTTACTATCGAGTCATCCCTTCTGCGCCAGCGGAAGGTTCCGGACCCTTGACTATGCCAGTGGTCCCGGCCGAGTTGACTGCGGAAGCAGCCGACTCGCTCGGGTCTCACTGTCTGCGGAAAGTTGGTCACCTCTTCCTTTCGGGGAGGTGGTCCAACCGGAGGCAGTACCCGGTCCCAACTGATCCCTCTAGAGAGACTGAAGTGCTTCGCGCACTCGGTGTCCTCGTACTCCGGGTCTGCCGGACCAACTGCAAGGTTGGCCCGCGCTCTCGGGTTGAGGCACTGAGGTCGCCAGGTTTGAAGGTCCGCGTGGTCGGTGTTCCAGACGCCCTCACTTTCGTGGAGGGTGACTGGATTCGTCGATCGTGCTACCTTCTTGCCCCTGGCCACTGGGTGGTGAGAACCGGCCCAGGCGCAGCACCGAAGTCTCTCAGCCATCTTGATGATGGTGAGACGTTCGTCTCCCTCGACTTGTCGAAGGCGACGGACGGTCTCTCCCATCGTCTGATGGAAGGTATCCTGTCTGGGCTCGTCGCTGCGAAGGTCATCCGTACAACGGATAAGTGCTTCGCGCGACGATCCCTGGGGTTGGATCCGCTTACCGAGTGGTCTGTTCGTGGTGTCCAACACCGCACAGATCACTGGAAAGCGGAAAGGGGAAGTCCGATGGGCACGCCTCTGTCCTTTATTGTTCTCTCGTGGGCTAGTTCGTGGTTCGCATCCACGTTCAGGCGGGGTCGTCACCATGGTGATGACGCCGTCTGCCGTGGACCGCTGTCCCGACTTGATGAGCTTGACTTCCGCGTTCTTGACGCGGGAGCCAAGCTCAATCTTGCTAAGACCTTCACATCTCAGTCCGGCTGGACTATGTGTGAAGTGGCAAGCTGGCCTCGAAAGAACAATACGGATGTCTTCATCGCTCCTCCTGTCCCTCCACCTGGGTGTTCGCAACCTCTCGTTGCGGAGACCCGGTGTGGTCGGCGCTACCTCAAGCGCCAGGAGCGAGTGATGAAGACCCTCTTCCGGTTCCGCAGTCCTCGTCTCAACCTTCCAGTTGAGTTCGGGGGCTACGGTTATACCGGTCGAGGCCTTGCTGTGTCTGTCTCCATCCGCAAGCGGCTTGGAGCGCTGGTCTCTCGCGGGCTTAACCCGTCGGAGGCGCAGCTTTGGCACGGCAAGGCTCCGTGGACAGATGCGGGCCTCTACCCTCGCCCCTTGGTTCCTGC